CTACCATAAATGTGTTTGTGGGAAGCGAGGTGGGCTCAAACTTCACGAAGTGAGGGGGGCGTCAGGTTTACGATATACCTGCAAAGCGTATCAGTATAGTCTCGACGTTGTAAGTCTTTCTGGGGCGGCCTCAAACATACATTCTAGACAATCGCCATAGAAGCAATTGCGCTGGCGAGGGAAGCACCAGTTGAGATGTAGGGGAGAGCTGTTTGGGTGACCTCCGCGGCGTATTTGGTTGCCTTCTGAATAGACTTTATGAAACTCATAAATGAATGTCCAGAAGCGGTAACTGGGGTGGTTGCAGCGTTAGCCACAATCATTTCATAGCGGGGAGAGTAGGGGGACATGTCTTCCGTGAGGAGGTCAGGGGCATTTGAGAAGTATTCGCAGTGAAGAACGCATTTGAAAGAGAAGACCTCTCCACTTGATGCACCAGTGATTAGGATCGTTGGATAAGTGGAGACATTGGCAACTTTTCCGTCTACGAGGGCCGGTGGGCTTGTTCCTATAGGAGCAAAGTCACGGTCAGAGGGTCCGAATGGTTGAATACGAACCTTGGCACCATCGTCTGGGAGGGAAGCGGAATATCTTCCATCGCGGTCGATCATGGCGAGAGACAGTTCGGCTGCAGTTGAGTATGTTGGAGCGGAAGATGTTCTGATAACTCGAGAACACCTACCAGCTTGTATGCGACCTACTTTGTCATCATCACCTGCTGTGGAGTGGCACTCAATACTACCTCCCACATAACGGATATTTCCGTTCAGGGCGTTCAGGGCAGTACTTTGATACCATGTGTTCTGATTTGCTGAGGCAGGGGTTGCTCCTTCTGAATGGGTGAAGCAGAGATAGTTCTGGGTCCAATGCGGCGAGAGCTGGGCATTGATGACTCCATCTGCGGGGGCAGCGACGACAATCTCTGTGGAGAGAGTGAAGGTTGCAGTATCACCGGAGGCGGAATCAAGAATCTTCGCTCCACGCGCTTCTTCAGAAAAAGGAGTAGTAAGAGCAGCAATAAGACGCTTTTCGGCGCGAGTCCAAACAATAGTAGGAGACTGAGCATTCTGCTGGGGAACCCTTCTTTTGCGGTTTCGGGGGCGGCGGGGTTTTGACTTGGGCATGAGGAAATGTTTTACTACCTATTAATCTATTATTAATATATCCTTGTGGTACAAAGCCGAGACTAACCGGCTACTTTAGTTTTGTTTCTTCTTCGCAGCTTGGAATTTTGCCGCGCGTGCGTGTGCACGTGCCTGACGTTTCACAGCTGTGTTAGAAGGAATTTTGGTTTGCCCTCTCTTGTTGGAAGGCTTCGATTTTCTTTCATGAACGTCTGAACTGTCATCTGGTTCAGCTAGGGAGCGGGTAGGTCTTTCTGGATGTACGCGTATGTCTCCCACGTGGCAAATGTGGGTCTTATGAGGTTGTGGATCAACGGGTGGATGAAAATGGGGGGGAGACAAGGCGATTTCGGGGCTAATACATAGTTCAATCCAGGCTTTGAACTCATCAAGGGTGAAGAAGGGGAGATCTCTCTGAAAGACGTCAACCATCCATGGATGGTAGGCATTGGGATAATCTTGATTAGGATCATCGACCGTAAGATACCTATCAAATATCTTTCTAAAAGATTCTACCTGCGCGGTGTTCGGTGGGTAACGAACAGCCAATTCCATAACTTTATGTATGAAAGGTCCTAAGACAGGGGTATTTGCGTCAGAATTACGGAATGATAGACATTTCATGTATAGCTTAGTCCAGTTGTCAGTTCCGTCGGGAAGCTTTGCTGAACTATGAAATTTGGCAAGCTGTCTGTGTATATCACACATTGAGTTTAGCTCTCCATACCAAACGTAGGGACTATACAGTCTAGCCAAGAAAGTGATACCTAAGGCACCTTTCCTGACGATCTCACATTTCAATTCTTGTCCACACATGTTTGCTGCGTTACTCATGGCATCAGGATCTATGTCTGCGTTCAGACCATCATCACCTACATAAATGCCCAAGGCATTATAAGCTTCTTCAGGATCTAAACCAGGTACCATTAATCCACCTATGCGATATGCAACGTAACTAATAAATGCATTGTAAGCTGCATTCATTACGGCTGTCTCAGGGCTACCTGAGGCGCGTGTGTATCCGGTATTATATTTTACTCCAAACTTCGTGGAAGCTTGTACTTGATATTGTTTTGAATGTAAATCAAGTACACTAGACTTGTATTCGGGTTTAAACGCTCGAGCTAACAACATAGTCTCGAATAATCTAGAGAGATCATTTATGCCACCATCATATCTTGTATAATCTGTATTGGCGGCATGGCGTTTTGCCTTTTGACAAGTACTAGCAACCTTTGATGCTACTTCCAGCGGAGTAAAGCCACTTGCATACCAGGGAACAAAGGTCTGATAGTCGTGTATGTAATTCATCAATGAATAAATTACCATACTATAAGACGCTTTTAATCCAGGCGGCAAAGTGGAAATATTCCGTGGGTCTGCTATCTTTCGGGCTGCTTCAGCTTTCATGAATGACTTTATTTGAGTCTTCTCAGATGGTCCCATTCCTTCAGCATCATCCAAGATGTGTTGTTGAGTTCTCGTGGGTTGACGGTTTCGTAACTCATCATTATCCACTGGAACTAAAATTTCAGGAATGGGAATCATAAACTCAAGAAACTCCTTCATATACTTACGGAGTGAGGGAGTCAATTCTCTGGTATTCTTCCTTGAATTGACTCTACCATCAATCATTCTCTGATCATTAGCTTTGCATCTAGCTGGCCAAAAAGCTTCATCCAAGAAAGGAGACATGAAAGCTTCTCCAGAGCTCTTTGCTTCTGGATCATGGGGAATATTTTGCTCTTCAAAGATCAGTTTCCTAATCCTTGGAGGATTTGCCACAACATATTCCGGATGTTTTATGTTCTGTTTCTGCCTGACCAATTTAATGATCATTGCTGCTTCTTGGCGGTTGCCAGAGATCAGAGATTCTGTATTTCCTAAAGTAATAGGGTTGACTAATGCTTGAGCCTCCAAGACACAGGTCTCAAATCTTGTGATATCCATATTCGCTGAAAAGTAGTAACCTACTTCTCCTATGGAACAACGCAATCCTTCTTCGCCCATGTGGATCATATATAAACTATCTCCAACTCGTGGATCAAGACGTCTCAACGGCTTCTCCGGAAACATCTTGAAATACTGGTTGTAGGGAAAGTTCAATCTCATGGTTGGAATAAGAATTACAACACTTTTGAAAGAGTTTACTCTGTGCCTGTAGACGCGGTATGAAGTTGTGTAGATGGGAACCATAAACTTATACTTTGTGACAAGGATGTTATCATCAGAATAATTATATACGTAATGATTATACATCTTTGTCCCTTGAATACGAAAGGTCATCTTTCCATCAGCTTCAAATGTGTAAGCAGTATTTCCTTCTTGCTGAGAGGCTACTTTAGTTGGGGTAACCGTAAACAAGATGAACATTCTGTCTTTAAATTTCCTACTAGCGAGGAAACCAGCCACGTTTTCGATGTGATAATCCACATCTACAATTCCTATGGCGGCTCCAGGTGGAATAGGATCTTTGCGAACAGAAATGTTAAGGTCAGCAATATCGTAGTATGTGCGATATCCAATTAGACCTTGATACTGATCGGACTTAGACATTTGGAAAATCCACAATGGCATGCCAAGAGAATCTGCAACTAACTGCATGTATTGTTCAGCAGATCCTCTATTTGCATTGTCAACAGGGTGAGTGAGGAGGGAGTTGGGTCTGAGATTTGGAGTGGGGAGTTTCCTCACCACGGACCGGACCACGTCTTCTTCAAATGGGAACATACATGCATTATGTGCATGTACAAATTTAGAGACGCGTTCACGAACAAAAATCCAAGTTACTTTGTGGCGGATAACCAGCCACAACCAACAAAGAAATAAAGTGACGAAGTTGAACGCTCTATTCAACAATCGCCACATAATCTTAAAATACGCAGAGACGTACGGCATTAAGATCTTCCTATGGGTAACCAACAGGGATAAACACTAAGTGTACCGGCAATAAATCGATTATTC